GTTGGCATTTTCACCAGATCAGAGTCAGAAATATTTGAGAATGAGCGATACCACCACCACCGACGCCGAACCGTTCGAGCTGGACGCCAATTCGACCTGGATCGAAGCTGTCGAGCTGTTCCAGAAGGAGGGGGCCGAGTGGCTGACGGCCGCTGACGCGCCGCAGCTCATGGCGCTGCGCTCGATCGCGAAGCAGCTCGACGGCGGCACCTTCCAAGCCGCCCTGATCTCGCAGTTCACCCTGATTCACCGGGCGCTGCTGAACCGCCGGCCTGGCGAGCCGCAGCAGCCGACCGATGGGGCCGGCGCAGCTCGGCAGGCAGCCATGGGGCCGTCGCTGTTCGAGCAGCTGGGCGGCGTGTGGACGGCCGACGCATGAGCGCCCCCGAGCTGCCGGCTGAGATCCGCCTGCACGTCGAGCAGATCGAGCGCGAGCTGTCAGCGCCGGCGCGCTGCACGTGCCCGAGCGGCGACGGCTCGCTGCGCTGGCCCTGCCCCGAGCATCCGCCGACCGAGGCGCGCGCCGCCTACGTCGAGGCGTGGGAGGATCTGCAGCCCGAGCCTGGCAGCCTGGCAGCTGCAGCTGCCGAGCTGCAGCGCGCGGTCGATGAGCTGCACGCTGCGCTGTTCGGCTGGATGCTGCCGGCCATGATCGCGTTCGCGGATGCCGTCGAGCGCCTGGCTGACGCCTGGCACGACAGCCGGCCGGTGCGCTGGCTGAACCGTCGAGCGCGTCGCGCCGCCATGCGCCGGCATCCCGCCGGCTCGCAGCTCGGCGTCGTGACAGTTGACGTGTCCCTGGACATGTCCAAGTTCGTGGCCGCGCTCGACGCGCTGCCCTCGGCCGAGGATCTGGCGCGCCGCGCCGGCATACGCCTGCCCGAGCTGCCGCCGGCGCGGATCTACACGCCGCCGGCTGCGCTGTCGTGGGTTGACGTTGACCGGCTGGCAGAGCGGGCCGGCCAGGATCTCGGCACGTTCGACGCGATCCTGGCAGCCCCGACGCCGGCCGAGATCCCGCCCGCCCCGCTCTGCCAGCCGGTCAACGCCGGCCAGCACGTCGGCCGCGTCCGCCGGCACACCTGGCGCGAGCTGCTGCAGCTCCCTAGGGACATGGCCTAGACATGTCCATGTCACAGCCGTACCCCGAGATCGCACCATGGCCCCCGAGGCGCTGGACGCCGCCCCTGAGCGACGATTTCCCGAGCGCGTTCGACGGCTACCGCGATCTGTTCCGCCTGATCTGGTTCGCGGCGTTCGGCTACGCGCTCGAAGCGTGGCAAGAGCAGGCCGTGCGCCACGTGCTAGAGCTGTACCCGGCCGGCCACCGTCGAGCCGGTCAGCTCCGGTGGAGACAGGTTGTGATCAGTCTCGGCCGGCAGAACGGCAAGACCGAGATAGCCGCAGCTATCGGGCTGTTCGCGCTGCTGATGAAAGCCGCCCCCAACGTCGTGGGGATCGCGTCGAGCGCCGAGCAGGCCCGCCTGGTCTACAAGCGCACCATGCGCGCGATCAGGGGCACGCCGAAGCTCGCGCAGCGCTTCCGGGCGCTCACCGAGACCCGAGGCATTCAGACGAAGGACGGCGGGCAGTACGAGATCAAGGCCGCGAAGTCGGCGGCGCTGCAGGGCATCCCGATCGACGCCGGCCTGGTCGATGAGCTGCACATTCTCGCGCGCGCGCTCTGGTTCGATCTGGTCAACGGTATGGGCGGCCGGCCTAACTGTTTCGTCGTCGGGATCACGACCGCCGGCGACGAGAACAGCGAGCTGCTGCTGCACCTGTACGAGCAGGGATCGGAGGCGATCGACGCCGGCGCGGATGCCCGGTTCGGGTTCTACGTGTGGGAGGCCGACGCGGCCGAGATCCCCGACGACGACGACGAGCTAGGCCGCGAGCTGGCCCGCGCCAATCCGTCCGTGGCATCCGGCCGCGTGGACCTAGAGAACGCTCTGATCGAGGTTCGATCCATGCCGAAGTCGGACGCGATCCGCTACCGGCTGAACAGGTTCGTGCAGTCGGTATCCGAGTTCATCACGGCAGCCATGTGGCACGACAATTTCGTGCGCGAGGACTGGCCCGAGGGCGTCGCGCCTATCTTCACGATCGACCGAACGCCCGACTGGTCGGCTGCCACGATCTCGGCGTTCGGTAAGCGCCCTGACGGCCGGATCTACTGCGACGTGGTGGCGTCGATCGTGCGCCCGGATCTCGCGCGCCTGGTCGAGCTGTGCGAGCAGCTGAACACCGCTCATAAGCCGGCGACGTTCGGCATGGACAGCTTCACGCTGCGCGACCTCGGCCGCGAGCTGGATCTGCGCGGCATCCCCACGACCATGGCCGGCATAGCCGACGTGATGAACGGCAGCGCGCTGTTCTACGCGAAGCTGCAGCAGCAGCGCCTGGCGCACCCCGGCCACGATCTGCTCGCCCACCAGATCCCGCTCACGAAGCGGAAAGACAGTGACGGCGGGTTCAAGATCAGCCGGCAGGCGTCCAGCGCGTCGATCGACGGCGTTATGTCGCACGTGATCGGCGTGCAGCTGGCCGAGAATCACCGCGACAACGCGCTGCAGATGTTCTAGGACACGTGGACATGACTAGGACATGTCCAGTGACGTGACATAAATCACTTACCTAGCGATGCCGTGATAATGGCCGCGCGTCCGAATTACCGCCCATGTGGTCAGCTGGGTAACCATTCTTCACGTGGGACGCATCCGAGAGTGGCTGGCCGGCAGTAGCCGAAGCGCGAGCAGCGACAACCCGACAACCGGCGTGACAGCGCCGAGCCGGTCGGCCGCTCTCGGGACCGTGACCGTGGCCGACGCGTTCGGGATCTCGATGGTCTATCGGGCTATCCAGATCCACGCGATCAGCGCCAAGCAGCTGAGCATCGAGACCACGCGCTACGGCCGCGTGGTCGAGGATCACCCCCTGACCCGCCGGCCTGACCCGCAGAGCACGCGCAGCAGCTGGATCGAGCAGGTTGTGGTGTCCATGGCCAGCACCGGCAACGGTTACGCCGAGATCGTGCGCGACGCGTTCGGGCAGCCTATCGCTCTGCCGGTGCTCAACCCCCTGCAGGTCCGCATTCACACGGATGCCGCCGGCCGCGTGACGAAGTACAGCTACCGCAACCGCGAGCTGCAGCCGCGCGACATGATGCACGTCACGCTGCTGCGCGTTCCCGGCTCGGCCTACGGTCTCGGCCCCGTGCAGGCTGCGCAGCCGGATCTGCGCGGCGCGATCTCCACCCGCGACTACGCGGCTGCCTGGCTGGACGACAGCGGCGTGCCCACCGGCGTGCTGAAGTCGGATCAGAACATCACGCGTGACACGGCCGCCATGGCCAAGGAGCACTGGAACGAGAACGCCGGCCAGAAAAACGGCGTCGTGGTGCTCGGGCAGGGTCTCGACTATCGGCCGATCTTCCTCAGCCCCAAAGATGTGCAGTTCATCGAGTCGCAGCAGTTCAGCGTGACGCAGATCGCGCGCCTGTTCGGCACGCCGGCGTCGCTCATGCTCGCAGCCGTCGAGGGCAACAGCCAGAGCTACAGCAACGTTGAGCAGGACTGGCTGGCATATGTCCGGTTCACGCTCATGGGCTATCTGACCGAGATCGAGGATGCCCTGTCGGAGCTGCTGCCCGGTGCGCGTCGCGCCCGGTTCAACATCGAGGCTCTGCTGCGCGCCGACACCACGACGCGCTACGCGAGCTACAAGACGGCCATTGATGCCGGCTTCCTGACCGTGCCCGAGGTCCGCGAGATCGAGGGATGGGCACCACTGCCCGACGACGCCGAGACCCCGAGCCAGGAGAAGCCGACCGCATGACCGAGATCAAGACCCGCGAGCTGCACGTGCGCGCAGCCGTCAACGCCGAGACCCGCGAGATCAGCGGCGTGGGCGTGCCCTACGGCGAGACCATCACCGTGTGGGGCCAGCGCGAGCGGCTGAACGCCGGCAGCGTCGAGGCCGAGGGCGCGAAGCTGTTCTACCGCCACAGCGAGCCGATCGGCATTGTGACGGCCGCGAAGGACGACGAGAGCGGCTGGCACCCCACGGCGAAGATCAGCGCCACGGCGCGCGGCGACGAGGCGTATCAGCTCGCCCGCGACGGCGTGCTGGATGGTCTCTCGATCGGGTTCGACCCCATCGAATACCACATCGAGCGCGACGACCTCGGCGACGTGATCGTGTACGACCGCGTGGCCGTCCGTGAGGTCTCCCTGGTCCCCTTCCCTGCCTACCCGTCCGCGCGCGTCGAGAGCGTGCGTGAGCGCCCCAACAACCCCCGTCGAGAGGACAACCCCAACATGCCCGAGAACGAGACCCAGGAGCGCGGCGACGACCTGCGCGAGATCCGCGAGCAGGTGCAGGATCTCGGCCGGCAGGTGGCCCTGGCTGGCCAGTACCGCGCTGCCGAGCCGGTGACCGACGAGCGCAGCGCCGGCGCGTGGCTGCGCGACCTGGTGCGCGGCGACGCCGACACGATCCGCGAGTACGAGGGCATGGTGGAACGCGCGTTCGCCGGCGGCACCTCGGCTGACGGCATCCTGACCCCGCAGTACGTGGGCGACACCATCCGCCTGATCGAAGCGCCGAACGTGCTCGGCTCGATCTTCAGCACCGGCGTGCTGCCGTCCAAGGGTCTGAAGCTCGAATACGGCGTGCTGAAGACCGACGACGTGGACGTGGACGAGCAGATCAACGAGGGCGACGACCTCACCACGGGTTCGATCACCCTCGGCACCGAGTACGAGGAGATCAAGACCTACGGCGGTTACATCGAGCTGTCGCGGCAGAAGATCGAGCGCACCACCAACGTGAACGTGCTCGACCTCCACCTGCGCGCCCTCGCGCTGCGCGCCGGCCGTCGCAAGGCAGCCGTGCTGCGCAAGCACTACGCCGACCTGGTGGCCGCGAACGCTGCCGATCCCGACCGCGTGGCCGTCGTCGCGGATGCGACCGACTGGATCGACTGGCTGGGCGCGATCATCGACGGCGCGGAATGGTTCGCTGACCTCGGCCTGTCGCTCGACGCGCTGGTGGCCGGTAAGGACCGGTTCAAGGAGCTGGCGAGCCTGAAGGACAGCGCCAACCGCCCGCTGATGGTCGTCAGCGGCACCGGTGACAACACCGTGGGCCGGATCAACGCGAAGACCCTCGGCGGCGATCTCGCCGGCGTCACGGTTCGGCTCGACCTGAAGGGCGCAGCCGATCGTGCCGCGTTCGTCAACGGCGAGGCGATCCGTCAGTACAACAGCCCCGTGGTCGAGCTGGCAGACGAGAACATCGTCAACCTGTCGAAGCAGTTCGGCGTGTACTACTACGGCGCGAACGCGACCGAGATCCCGGCCGCTGTCGTCCCCGTCGTCGCGGCCCTGCCGGCCGGCGTCAAGGACGGCAAGTAAGACATGGCCGACGAGAGCACAGAGCAGACCGAGCTGCAGCAGCTCACTGAGCAGCTGCGCGCCTACGTGACGCCCGAAGCGCGCCACGTGGCCGTCGATGACGCGTTCGTGCAGCGATGCGCGTCGGAGGCTCTGGCTCTCGTCGGCCAGCTGATCGGGACCACCACGACCGTGCCGGCCGAGATCCGGCAGCGCGCGATCATCGAGGCCGGCAGCGAGCTGTTCCACAAGCGCCAAGCGCCCAACGGGATCTCGCAGTTCGCGGATGCCACCGGCACGCCCATGCGCGTCGCACGTGACCCCATGAACGTCGCGCGCGTCATCCTGCAGCCCTTCCTGCCGCTCGGGTTCGCATGAGCGTGCTCGGGGATCTGCGCCGCGAGCTGGCCGACGACGTGGCCGGCTCGCCGGTCGAGCTGACGACCTACGACCACGTGCCGGCGCGCGTGCAGCTGCCGGCCGCGTTCGTCATGGCCGGCGCGCCCTACGTCGAGGCAGATCAGACGTTCGGCAGCTCGATCGTGCGGTTCGGCGTCGTGCTGCTCACGCAGCCGAGCATGAACGCCGACGAGACCGATCGGCTGGATGAGCGGATCGAGACCGTGCAGCGCCGGCTGCTGAGCGCCGGCTGGCTGGTCGAGCGGATCGAGCGCCCCGAGATCCAAGACCTGAACGGGGCCGAGGTACTGGCCACCGCCCTGAGCGTCGCCGCCGGCGGCGTGACATTCCCCTGACATGTCCTAGACAGTCCACCCAAGAGAGAGAGACCCCCATGGGCAGTACCCGTATCCGTGGCAACCGCAAGCCGCAGCTGACGCTCGGCGGCCCCGGCGTTGACCGTTCGGCCGACGTGATCAGCTGGACGATCGAGAACGAGGAGGCCGACGCCGATGTGGTCACGTTCGAGGACGCGGCCGAGGGCGGGGGCCGGCAGTTCTACCTGCGCGGGTCCGCGATCCAGTCCACCGACACGGCAGCGTTCTGGCGCTACGTGTGGGAGAACAGCGGCGAAGAGAACGTGCCCTACACGATCGCGCCGCACGGCAACGCTGTGCCGTCCGAGACCGAACCGCACTTCGTCGGCACGCTGACGATCGGCCCCAAGCCGACCATTGGCGGCGAGGCGTCCACCGATCCCAAGTCGGCGTTCACGTTCGATTACGAATTCGCGATCGACGGCGAGCCGACCATGGACACCGGCGCGTAAGCGGGGCGGCGCGTGGCCGAGTACCAGAACCGCGGCATCCGCATCGACGGGCTGCGAGAGCTGAACGCGAAGCTGCGCGCCGCCGGCGACGAGTCGGCCGACCTCCCGGATCTCATGTTCCGGCTCGGCTCGATCGTCATAGCCAACGCGCGCGTGCCGGCCAAGAGCGGCGAGCTGGCCGGCACGCTGCGCGCCGGCCGAGGCCGCACCAAAGCCGTGGTGCGAGCCGGCTACGCCAAGCGTGGAGCACACGCCGGCGTCGTCCACTACGGCAACCCCCACACGGGCAGCCGAGCGCAGCCGTTCCTGGTGGACGCGCTGCGCCGTGCCCAATCCCAGCTGGTCAGCGAGCTGCAGACCGGCATCGACCAACTGATGCGTAAGCACAAGCTCTAGAAAGGGCACCCACATGGAAACGACCAAGAAGAAGTTCGACCTGGATCAGCTCACGCTGGGCGAGGTCGCAGCGATCGAAGACCTGTCCGGCGTCGCGATCGGCAGCGTGTCCGAGAGCACCCCGCAGGGCAAGTTCCTGGCGGCGCTCTACATGGTGGCCAAGCGCCGCGACGGGCAGCCCACGTTCACGTTCAACGCCGCTCTGCAGGCGTCCATGAGCGAGGCGCAGAGCTTCCTCGGGTTCGACGCTCCCGAGGCCGGCAGCGAGGCCGACGAGGCCGAGAGCAGCGCCGAGGGAAACGGCGACAGCTCGCCCGAGAACGCGCCCGCCTAAAGGCGCAGTTCATCGTGCAGCTGGGCATGGACCCGGCCGCCTATGAACGCCTGACGATCGCGGAGCGCGACGCGATCGTGCGCGAGCTGAACAAGCGCAACAGCCGGCGCAGATAGCCGGCGGACATGTCCTAGACATGTCACCCTGACCGGCCGGCCCCGACAACCCCCAGCTACCCCAGCACGTCGGGGCCGGCCCCCAGATTTCCCCCGAGAGGACACTAGCGCCGCCATGGCCAAGAACACCGTAATCGTGTCGATCCTCGGGGACACCCGCGACCTGCAGAGCAAGCTCGGCGGGGCCACCGGATCGCTGAGCAAGTGGGGCGCAGCTGCAGCTGCAGCTGCTGCCGTCACGGCTGCCGCGATCGGGGCCGGCGTCGCCAAGAGCGTCAAGAGTGCCAGCGAGCTGCAGCAGAACCTCGGGGCCATGGACAGCGTGTTCAAGGGCAACGCGGCGCAGATGCAGCAGTGGGCCAACGGCGCGGCCGGCGCGGTCGGCCTGGCTAAGTCCGAGTACGCCGGCCTGGCTACCGTGCTCGGCTCGCAGCTGCGCAACATGGGCGTGGAGAGCGCCGCGCTGGCCGGCAAGACCAATGAGCTGATCGGACTCGGCGCGGATCTCTCGGCGCAGTTCGGTGGCAGCACGTCGGATGCCGTGTCGGCCCTGTCGTCGCTGCTGCGCGGCGAACGTGACCCGATCGAGCGCTACGGCGTGTCGATCAACGAAGCGGCCGTGCAGGCGAAAATGGCCGAGATGGGGCTGACCGGCCTCACCGGCGAGGCCGAGAAGAACGCGAAGCTGCAGGCCACCCTCGCGCTGCTGTATCAGCAGACCGCCGACGCTCAGGGCGCGTTCGCCCGCGAGAGCACCACGCTGGCCGGCGCGCAGCAGCGCCTGGCTGCCGGCGCGGAAAACCTGTTCGCCACGTTCGGCACGGCGCTGCTGCCGGCGTTCACGGCCGTGACCGCAGCGGCCGGCGTGCTGCTCAACAAGCTGCAGGGCAGCGACTGGTTCGCCGGCGTCACGGCGTCGATCACCGGCGCATCGAACGCGTTCGCGGATTTCGTGTTCGGGCTGCTGAACGGTACGGCCACGCTCGATTTCGGGGCGCTGTTCGCCGGTCTGCTGCCGGCCGTGATCTCGGGCGTGCAGGCTGCAGCCGGCTGGATCGCCGGCGGCGGTCTCAACAGCCTGGTGGCCGGTCTGACGGCCGGCCGTGGGGCCATGCTCGACGGCGCGGTGCAGCTGTTCACGGCGCTGGCTCAGGCGCTGCCGATGATCCTGCCGGCGCTGCTCACGGCCGTGCTCGGGTTCGTCACGCAGCTGGTGGCGCAGCTGGCCACGTTCGTGCCGCAGCTGCTGAACGCCGGCGTGCAGATGTTCACTCAGCTGATCACTGCCCTGGTGACCGTCATCCCGTCGATCCTCACCACGCTGGTGACGCTGCTCCCCGGTCTGCTCACCACGCTGCTGGGAATGATCCCCGTCATTCTCGGCGCGGCCGTGCAGGTATTCACGCAGCTGGTGGCCGCTATCCCCGTGATCATCCCCCCGCTGATCGAGGCCGTGGTGGGGCTGCTGCCGCAGCTGGTGGCGTCGATCGTGTCGATGCTCCCCGGCATCCTGCAGGGCGCTATCGAGCTGTTCACGGCGCTGGTGCAGGCGCTGCCGATCATCCTGCCCACGCTGCTGATGGGCATTCTCAATCTGCTGCCGTCCATCCTGTCGTCGGTTATCTCGATGATCCCGGCGCTGATCAACGGCGCGGTGCAGCTGTTCACCGGCATCGTGCAGGCGCTGCCGAAGATCATCCCGCAGCTGATCAGCGCGCTGATCGGTCTCGCGCCCACCATGATCTCAACCCTGATCGGTCTCGTGCCGCAGCTCATCCGCGCCGGCGTCGATCTGATCGGCGGTCTGGTCAAGGGTCTGATGCAGGCAGCCGGCAGCGTCGGCTCGGCGCTGCTCGAAATCGCGCAGAACGCCGTAGGGGACTTCCTGAGCTTCCTCGGCATTCACTCGCCTAGCCGGCTGTTCATGGGGTTCGGTAAGAACACCGTGCAGGGTCTGGTGCTCGGCCTGACGCGTAACGCCGGCCTGGTCGACGGGGCCATGGGCGCGCTGAGCTCGCGCGTGGGGGACGGGTTCAGCCCGGTGCTGACCACGCCCGAGATCGACAGCGCATTCAACAGCTACAGCGCAGCTCGCAGCAGCTCGGCCGGCGCCGCGCCGGTCTACCAGATCAGCGTCAGCACGCTGAACGCGACGGCCGAGACCGGCCGTGTGATCGTCGAAGCGATCCGCGACTACGAGGACGCGGGGGGCCGGCTGTGACCGTCATCGAGCGCCCGCTGTTCGGCCGCGTCGAGCTGCAGCGCGCCGAGATCCGCCGGATACTCGGGGCCGGGTTCGAGAGCGCGGCAGATACGCCCTGGACGCTTCCCACGGGCATGGTGCGCGAGAACAGCGCCGCAGCCTATACGGGCAGCTGGCGGCTGCGCATGAACGCCGGCACGGCTGCCCGCACGGCGCGCGGTGCCCTGATTCCGGTTGTCCCCGGTATGCGCTACGGCATTGCGCTGTACTGCCGGCGTGACGCCGATTTCAACGGCACGGCCACCAACAGCAAGCTGCGCGTGTCGAGCAGCTCGGGAACGTTCCTCGGGCAGCTGACCTACGCAGCTGCAGACATGCCGGCGGCAGCGGTCTGGTATCGGCGTGCGATCGAGTGGACCGCGCCGGCCGGCGTCCAGTCCGCCTATTTCGACCTGGTGGCCGACAACACCGCCGGCTATGGGCTGCTCGACTCGATCACCGTCACGCCGCTGCTGCCGAGCTGGTATCCGGCCGGCATGGCGGATGCGCTGCAGCTCACGATCAAGCGCGGGGGATCTCGGCAGAGCGTCGGCGTGAAAACCGACGTGGGGCTGATGACCTTCCAGCTGCTCAACGCCGAGGACCCCATGGCCGGCGGCACGTTCGCACCGGGCCAAGAGGTCCGGGGGATCTCGCGCGATCAGGCCGGCGGACTGTCGGAGCTGTTCACCGGCCGCGTGGTCGATGTGGCAGCCGGCTACCCGCTCAACAAGTCCAACGGCCGGCAGCGTGCCGTGACCACCATCACCGTGGCGGATGCCGTCAAGACCCACGGCGAGACCCCGCGCTACGGCGTGGCGATCCCTACCGGGTTCGAGACGTTCGAGAGCCGCATTAGCCGGCTCGCCGGCTCGGCTCTGGCCCCGATCGAAGCGCCCGCGCAGGGCGCGCCCCGAGAGGTGTACGCGTTCTAATGCCTGACCTGATTTCCGTATTCCAGTCGTCGCCGGCTACCACGTTCGTGCTCGGCGCGGATCTGCTGAGCCAGAACGAGGATGGCAACTACTCGACCGTTCGCTGCTACCTGAAAGCCACGGTCGGCCCCGGCGGCGCGACTAGCTCGCAGTTCAACGACTACGGCGAGCAGTGGGGCCAGATCGACGGTCTGACCACCTGGCACATTCACAGCGGAAAGCCGTTCATGCCCTCGGGCGTGCCCAATGGCGCGGTGCGCTGGCTCGACGTCGTGGACGTCAATATCGGCCACGGCGCTGACGGCCGGCGCGGCGGCGTCACGTTCCGTCAGGTGCTGCGCTACGGCGGGCGCGACCTGCAGCACGTCGCCGGGTTCGACAACTTCCCCCGGATCGCCAAGCCGCCGGCAGCGCCGGGCACGCCGACGCTCGGCAATGTCACCACCAACAGCGTGCGCGTGTCCGCCGGCCCCATCCCCGACGACGGCGGGGCCGGCGTCACGCAGTGGCAGTTTCAGGCCGCGACGGATGCCGGGTTCACTCAGGGCGTCGTCACGTCGGCCAACAATGGCCCGCTGCACGACGTGGGCGGGCTGACGCCTGGACAGCGCTACTACTTCCGCGTGCGGGCCTACAACCGCCGGGGCTGGTCTGGCTGGTCCGCCGGCGCGCCTGACGTGTTCGTGGGGCTGCCGGCCCCGACGCTGACCGGCTGGACGCAGGACGCTGACGGCGCTCTGGTGGCCAGCTGGACAGCGCCGGCTGTCACCACGGGGCTGACCGGCTACCGCGTGCAGGTGGCGCGGGATGCCGGGTTCACGGTCGGCGTGCAGAACATCGACGTGGGCAACCGCCTGTCGTGGCCCGTCGCCGGCCTGGCTGGTGGGCGCTACTACCATGCCCGCGTCGCAGCTCGCACCGCCGGCGGCGTCAACGCCTACTCAGGATCTCGGCAGGCGCTGCTGGTGCTCAGCTCTGGCGATCTCGACGGCTGGACCCGCGTGGGGCAGCTGCCGGCCGGCATGGCGGCGTTCACGGCCGAGGGCATCCGGCGCGGCACCGTCGCCGGCCGGCAGGCTCTGGTGCTCGAGAACCTATCCACGTCAGCGGCGCAGCTCACCACGGGGCAGCTCGGCCTGCAGCGCGTCGTCACCGGTCTGAAGATCGGCAGCGCCTACCGCTTCCGCGCATCCGCGCAGCTGACCGATAACGCCGCTCTGGCGCGTCAGTATCGCCTGCAGGTAGTGGGAGAGGGGGCAGGGCCGGTTACGGCCGTCACAACGGCGCTCACGGCCTTGGGGGACGGTATCGAGTTCGTGGCCGACACCACGACCGCGACGCTGCAGATCATGCTCGCTCAGGGCGTCACCGTGCCGGCCGACACCGAGGCTGTCGAGCGCGTCGCGTTCTCGGGCATCGAGCTGGTGGAGCTGGTGACCGACTACCCGGTGCGACTGCGCGAAACGGTCTACGAGTCCAACCTGGCGAACCATTTCGATCTCGCGTGCAACAGCGTGGGCGCGACCTGGTACGTGGGCAAAGACGGCGTAACCCGCTTCCGGCTGCCTGGCACCGCTCTGCCGGTCTCGGCCGTGTTCACCGACGAGACCGACGACACGGCGCTGCACTACATCGACGTGGCGGCCGCGTATGACACGCGCGGCATGGTCAACCGCCTGGACGTGACCAACTACGGCGTATCGGACGACCGCGAGACCGAGGAGAACGACGACCTGATCGTCGTGGAGCAGCAGAGCATCGACGCGTTCGGCGTGCGCTCGGCTCGGCTCGAAGTCAACCTGTGGGACCAAGCGCCCTATGACGAGTCGCTGACCGACCGCCTGGCCAATCTGCTGGCCGAGTCCGCAGAGCCGCGCCTGTTCGTGTCGAGCTTCCGGTGGAACGCGCAGGAGAACCTGGCGGCAGCCAACGCGCTGGACGTGGGGCAGCGCATCACCGTGCGATTCAACGGCACCGAGCAAGACAGCCAGATCGTCGCGCTGCAGCACGACATTACCCCGCGCCGGTGGATCGTCACCGTGACGCTTAGGAGGCTCTGACATGGCCCTGAGACAGCTCGAAGAAGCGGTGCGCAGCCTGCAGCGCCGCGTGGGCGAGATCCTGCAGCAGCTGGCCCCCGTGGGCACGATCCACGCGTTCGCCGGCCCCGTCGCGCCGGCCAACTACGTGCTGATGGACGGCCGGCAGCTCTCGCGTGCCGACTACCCGGCGCTGTTCGCCCTGATCGGCACGACCTACGGGGCCGGCAACGGCACAACCACGTTCCACGTGCCCGACGCCCGAGGGCGCGCCCTGGTGGCCCTGGACACGGCACAGGCCGAGTTCAACGCCATGGGCAAGACCGGCGGGGCCAAGACCGTGGCGCTGACGGCTGCGCAGAACGGTAAGCACTCGCACTCACTCAGCGCCGGCGGTCACGCTCACGCGTTCTCGTGGGGCGGGGCCGGCGGCACAAGCGTGTACGTGCAGAACGCGATCGCGGCCGTGGGCGCGCCCCCGAGCAACAACCTGACGACCTATCAGAACGGCTGGAACGTCACGGCCGAATCGGGTAGCGGCGAAGCGCACAACAACCTGCAGCCGTTCCTGACCGTCGCCTACGTGATCAAAGCCAAATGACCCCTGACATGTCCTAGACATGTCCACCCCCGAGAGAGAGACACCATGACCCTGATCGAGACCGTGCTGGTGGAGCAGATCGCGCAGCTGCGCATGCAAGCCGAGTTCGGCGCTGCAGCTGCAGCTCAGGCCGCTGCCGCCGGCGAGCGAGCCGAGGCGCTGCAGGCCGAGCTGGACGCCTACCGCGCCACGCTGCCGACCCCCGAGCCGACCCCCGAGCCGGCCCCCGAGATCCCCGAGACCGAGCCGGCCCCCGACGAGCCGGCCCCGATCTACGACGAGCTGCAGGCGCAGCACGCCGCCGAGTAACCCCGAGAGACAGGAGAGATCCCATGACCATGTTCCCCAATGGGGCCAAGACCGCCCCGAAGGTGTCGAGTCCGTTCGGCCCCCGTGATCCCCGCGTGGGGATCAGCTCGCAGCACAACGGCGCTGACCTGATCGGGTTCGAGGACGTTCACGCCGTCGAGGCCGGCACGGTCACGCACGCCGGCTGGATGAACGACGCCGCCGGCATCACCGTGGTGATCGACCACGGGGCCGGCATCACGTCGCTCTACATGCACCTGGAACGCGTCAGCGTCGGCCGGGGCCGCGTGGCCGAGGGCGCGAAGATCGGAGAGGTCGGCAGCACCGGCAACGCGACCGGGGACTGCCTGCACTACGAGATCCGCCTGCACGGCCGCAGCATCGAGCCGATCGGCTGGACGGCTGCCCGTATCGCCGGCGGCGCGCCGGCTGCAGCTGCGCCGGCGTTCCCGCTGCCGTGGGGCTGGTATTTCGGCCCTCAGAGCGGCCCCCGCGAGAGCGTCAGCGGCTACCACGGCAACGGCGAGCACCTGGCCGTGTGGCAGGCGCGGATGATCGCGCGCGGCTGGGATCTCGGCCCCTCGGGCGCTGACGGCCGTTACGGCGATCGAACGCGCGACGTGGCCCGAGCGTTTCAGGCCGAGAAGGGTCTGACCGTTGACGGCAAGATCGGCCCCGCCACGTGGGCCGCTGCCTGGACGGCTCCCGTCACGTGATGAGTGCAACCGAGTGGGCGCTGATCATCGTCGCCGTGGTCGGCGCGTCCGGTGCCTGGCTGAACGCCCGCTACGGCCGCATGGGCCGGATCGAGCGCCGGCTGGCCAGCGTCGAGACCCTGAACAACCGACTGTGGGCGTACATCCGTCAGCAGCATGACCACGCATACCGCAGCGGCTACGTGCCCCTGCCGATCCCCGATCACCTGTTCGAGAACGGAGACCCTGAATGACCGATCCCGCCCCCCTCACGCGCCGGCAGCGTCGCGCGCAGCTGCGAGCCAGCTCTGAGCGCTTCCTGACACCGGCATTCCGCCGGTGGGCCTACGGCGTCGCCGGCGCGGCCGTCGCGGCTGCCGTGTTCGCCGGCTGGCTGCCCGAGGGCGCTCTGGCCGTCATCCTGCCGCTGATCATGGCCGTGCTCTACGTCGATAAGACCGGCGCGCCGCTCTGAGAGCCGCTGAGAGCACGAAACAGCGCCCCCTGCCTATACGGCGGGGGGCGCTGTCGTGTTTCGGCGCTCTCAGAGGCTCCCAGAGCGCCGGCGGCGTGGTTGCTTCACGCGCCGGCCGGCATCCATGTACGGCTGCAGCAGCTGGTCGAGCTGAGCAGCGTTCTCGGGGGATAGGTCGATCTCCCACGTGGTGCCCTGCAGCGCGAACGTGACCGTGGCCACGCCGTCGCCGTCGCTGCCGTCGAGATCGTCAGTCAGCAGCTCGATAGTCCGCCTGGCCATGATCAGCCCTCCAGCTCTCGGATGCGCGCTTTCGGCATCACGTAGCTGCCGTTCTCGCCCATGCGCTGCAGCTCGAAGTAGTCGGCGTTACGGCGCATCGTGTACTCGCTGACGCCGAGCACGCGCGCGGCCGTGTCGAGCGGCACCATGACCGGCAGCGGGGCCAGCACGCCGGCCACGGTCAGCTCACTGCCGACGTGCTGCCGGCGGTCGATTGACACGGGCGTGTCTTTGACAGTGTCCATGACACCGGGCAGCGCATCCTGCACGATCGCGTCGGCCGGCAGCGACCACTTATTGCCGACCTTCACGGCACCGGGCACGCGGCCGGCGTCGAGCCAGCGCCGCACCGTGCGCGTGGCCACCTTCCGCTGCGCTGCGAACGCGTCAATCGAGATCATGGCGGTGGCCGGCCGCTTAGCCGGCTCGGGGGAGATCAGTTCCATGGTGTGCCCTTCCTGGACATGTGACAGTGACATGGACATGTCTAGTGACAGTGACATGGACATGTCAAGTGACACGCGGGCATGACGAAGCGCCCCACGTCGCCGGCTCGGGGCGATCGTGGGGCGCGAGCTGCTGGCCAGCTGTCAAGCGGCGGCGTGCGACGGCAGCAGGCGCTCAGGTGCCTGCCCCGTGACCTCGGCCCACCGCATGAACTGCGAAACGGTCGGTTCCGAGATCCCGCGTTCCCACGCCGAGATAGTGCCATGGCTGACGCCGACCTGCAGCGCCATGGCGCGCGCCGAGAGACCCGCAGCGCCACGCGTGGCCCGCAGGATCTCCGGCAGCGCGCTGCTGTCGATCTGAATAAGTGTCATGTGTGTGAGTGTATCGCTAGGTATCTACATTTATGCCGACACACCGCAAGGAATGCCAGGGACGCGCTAGATGTGCGTCGAGACTCACCATGTGTCTAGAATCCCAACCATGCGACCACGACCCCCACCAAGCGCCCCGAGAGGGGCGATAACCGAATACGCGGCCTATGAGGGCTACCAACGCTGTAGGCGACAGCGAAACAAGAACGGGTAATCAGTCCCGGTGCCAGCCCGAGAGCTAGGGGCGCAGCGGTCAAGGCATGACCGGGCGCTGCAGTGGCCCCCAATCCATCCCCCTAGCTCATATCCCGTCCGTGACGCGCTAACCCCGCGTGCCGTGGTGATCTCCCTAGGCTCCGCCTGGCTCCGTCGAGCAGATCCCATGTGCCCCTCCCGAGTTCAGAAATGAGCTAGGGGGGGCCATAGTTCCCAACCCCCTCACCTACCTTCACCATCGAGCAGGGCGAAGGGACATACCCCACAAACCCCACACCCCGAGAGCAACACAGTGACCAACAGCACGACGACGAGAGAGACCGCCAACCACCTGTCAGAGCTGACAGCAGGAGCAAGAGCAGCAGCCACCCGAGCACGACGAGCACGACAGATCGACCTACTGAACGCCGCCCGATCCCTCGGCCTGCAGCTCGATGCAGCTCGCACTCAGCTGATCGTTACCGGAACGGAAGGGCTGCCCGCTGCCGAGGCGTTCGTGGCCGCAGGTAGCGTTGAGCTGGGGGGCATCGTCGCGCAGCTCGACCGCTTGGATCTCGGCATCGACCGGATCGCGGCCGAGCGCGTTGACGCCGGCGACGTGATCGCGTGGCTGGAATGGCACTCCATCCACCTGTACCCGTATCAGCGTCGAGCGATCGAGCGGCTGCTGCCTGCCTGAACGCTCTCGACGCGCAGCTAGTGGCCCCCGACGCCGGCTGATCGTAGACCCCAACCCCCACACCCCCAGTAACCGAGAGAGCCACCCCAGTGCCCACCATGACCGCCGTTGCTACCAACTCCCCGCTACCCACCCACGCCAAGAAGCTGACCGCCGGCCAGGTGGCCGAGCTGTTCGGCGTCCGCGTCGAGACCGTCCGCCGATGGGCCGACGCCGGCAAGATCCCCTGCACCCGCACGCTGGGCGGGGATCGACGGTTCGACCCCGCCATGGTGCAGCGCATCCTGCACGAAGCCGCAGCAGCATGAGCCAGCACAGCAGCCGATCGGCCGAGTACAAGAGCAACCGGCTGCTGTGCCTGAACCGTGACGGCTGGATCTGCACCTACTGCCGATGCGAGCTGATCGAGGGCAAGAACGCGACCGCTGATCACGTGGTGTCCAAGGCTACGTGGATCAGAGAGGGACGCGAGGGCAGCCCCGATCAGCTCGACAACCTGGTGGCCAGCTGCACGTCATGCAACAGCTCGAAGGGTGACCGCGACACCATGCCGCGCGTGAACTACTACAACCCGCGCTGGTTCGCCGGTCTCGTGCCAGCCTGACCGGCTCGCCCTGCAGCTCGACGCCGACGCCGAGCCGGTTTCTCCGTAGCGAGGGCCACCGACACCCCGCCCCA